CTGCTTGTATTCTGTGGTGTCCATTAGGTTACGCACCTTGCGGCCAAACCTTGCCGAGAGTTCGGCGGTGTGGGTGGTCTGCATGATTTTCATGTCAGGCTTCAGGCCCATGATCCAACTCGGGAAGTAAACCGAAGCGAACTCAGATTTGGTATGACGTGGGGGCATGTTAACGATTAGGCGTTTGCATTTGCCGTTGGCTACAGCTTCGAGCTTTTTGGCGAAGAGCTTGTGGTGTTCGCCTTCGATGAAGCCGTCCCATACATTTTTGATGTAGTGGATGAAGTCTTTCTTAGCTTTGCCGCTGGTATCTAATTTTTTTATGCGATCTTGTATAGCGACTATCTCTTTGAGAGAGTCATCTGAAACATGACCTAGGAATTCTTTTCCCATCTAAATTTTAGCTCTCCTGTTACAGCTTGCCATTCACTTCCTTCTCTAGTTGTCCAGCCTTTGCCTTCTTTCCATTTCTTAGTTTCTCCCAAAACTTTCCATCCAGCTCCTTTTAAACTTGAACCAGATTCTGATTGCAGAGTATAGGTAAGCATCCTCTTACCTCCCATCTGTTGCCAAACTCTCCAACACTTTCCATATAAAAATGAATTTACATTTTTTGGTGCATCATCTAAGACACATGTTCTAGTTACTTCTGCTGTAAGGCCATCATCTAATTTTCTAGCGATTGGCCTACCAACGATAGCAACACCAACAAGTTTATCATTAAACTCTGCGCCTAAACAAAACCTACAACCCACAACTTTTTTGTTATGTCTGTGGAAGTTAGTTATAAATTCATTTGCTACTTTCAAAGTGATTGGAATTACTTTCAATCTCTCCATTGCAAATATGGTACCTCAATAGGGGTCCCAAAACTAATTTTTTGCTGATTGTTTGTGTTTATTGTTATTTTACTAGCACTACACACAGCACATACCCCCCTAATCGTGGGGGTGGGGGCCTGGAATATAAAGCTGTCAAAAAATGGCATCTGATCCAAAAGGGACCCAAACTTATAATCATGTATGTAAATTAATGTATAAAAAGTGTTGCAAAGTGTTTAATAAATTGTTAAACTGATCGTAGATCAGTTGGTAATTAAATATCCAAACATTATGACAACTGACAATTTGGAAAAACAATTATGAAAAAATTAGACCAAATAAAACAACTGACTCAACATCAGTTGAAATTATCAAGGACTCAAGAAGTCAGAGACTTTCTGGAGTGCGATAAAATTCTGAAACAGTTGAAGTCAGAAATCAGAAGTGAGATTAATAATAATCTCATAATGAAAGACCAAGGCTTTGGAGTTCCTAGAACTTTCAAGCATTGGTCAGATGTCAATATGATTGATGCGACTATCACCAAAGATAGAAAGCAAGTCATTGGCATTCTCAAAGGCGATAAAGTGTTGGCAGATATTAGACTGCAACACTATTCTCCCAAAGAGATAAAAGCTTATTCATCTTTGGTTATCAAAGGTTGGGTTGGCTCATGAGTGCTAGCATTCAAGTTGAAAATCTCAAGTCATTTTTAGAATGGCTTGAGACTTGCAAATTTAGATATTCAATATCTTCAATGCAAGGTGGTTTTGTTCACATCAAATTTTTCATTGATGAGGAATCACTTAACTAATAGGTGGGGAGAGATTTATCTCTCCCTTTTTTTAATGTATAATTAGTGTATAAAAAGGAGAAAAATAATATGCCAAATCATACTATTAATGACGTTGACATCCAAGTCAACACAGGGGAAGACAAAGAACTTCTTGCTCTTGCTGAGTTAAAAACAAAGCTCAACATAGGTGAGAATGAATTTGACTTCAATTCTATAATCCCTCAACCAAGTGATTGGAATTCAGTAGAGGTTTATCCAACCTTTCCTGATATTTCAGGAACTGAAAGAGTCGAACCAAGTGAGTCTTGGTATGATTGGAGATTGCAAAATTGGGGAACTAAGTGGAACTCTTATGAGTTTGAATTATATGATGAATCAGAATCTAAGTTGCAAGTCAGATTTCTGACAGCTTGGTGTCCACCTCATGAAATATTTATTGCTTTGAGAAATTATTGCAATGAATACAATCTTGCTTTGGGTTGGGAATATATGCAAGAGGAAGATGGCTACGAAGAAACTTATCAACTCGATCAAGAGTGTTAAGCTAATCTGATCCAACTAGGGGAGCAACTGCTCCCCTTTTTTTTGGACTGGCGGCCGCCCAGTCAAAAAGCAGCTTTTCAAAACCTGGCATGGTTTACTGGACTGGCTCCTGATTCCAACACTTAGGATCGCAAGCTAACGCCAAAGATCGCAAGCTGCTAGTCAACGCTGAAGATCGCAAAAAGAATTGAACGCACAAGATCGCAAAAGCTAGGCCAATTCGCAAATGACATATAAAGATTGCACAAAATATTAATTTGTTTATATATGTTAATCGATGTATAATTAATTATTGTTAACCTAAAACGGAGAAAAATTATGGGTAATAGAGCAGTAATCTCATTTAAGGATGAGTATTATAAAAAAGAAGATAGTCCAAGTATTTATTTACATTGGAATGGTGGAAGAGACTCAGTCGAGGCTTTTCTTGATGCATCAAAAAGGCTAGGCATTAGAGGGACTGACTCCACCTATTGCATGGCAAGGATGACGCAAATAATTTCTAATTGGCTTGGAGGTGGTCAAACTGGAATTGGCATTGGTTGTTATTCTAATCTCGACACTGACAATGGCGACAATGGAACTTATTGGATTAAGAACTTTGAGATTGTTGATCGTGAGTTTATCGATTGGGATGAGCAAAAAGAATACGATCATGAAGAGATGGTTCAAGAAATCCTAGATGCTAATGAGCCAATCTTTGGGAAGGTGAAAGATGCATAAGCTAAAATTCAAATCTAATAAAACTTTAAGGTCTCTTGCGAAGGAGACCTTGAACGCTGATACTTTTAAGATTGCTTACAAGAAAGAAACCACAGATCAAAAAGGTTTCTTTCTTGTTAAGGATGAAGGCATCTACCTCATGAATTCTTATGTGAATAAAGATGGTGAGAGAAAAAATGTAAACAGTGTTGTCTATGCTCAAAGATTTAATCCTAAGTATGATTTAAAGGGTGATCTATGGGACAGGACATACGAAGTGAGCAGAGATGACTTCGCAGAGAATATTCCCTTTGAAGAAGAGGCCTTGATGCGTATTGCAAGTGGTGGAGATATCACCATCAATCTAAGTGAAACTCAACTAGAGGTGATCGCATGAGTGATGCAACACAATTCAAAGAGTACGAAGTTAGGCGCACCTCAATTAAAAAGGAGGTGTGCTTTGTCACTGCTCGCACTTGGGAAGAGGCGGAAGATCTAGCGCAAGACCAAGAGTGGGAATATGTAAGCGAAGACACAAGCTTTGAGGCGGAGGAGGTATCATGAAACAAGGATTCACTCTGGGCCTACTCACCGCATTAGCGGTGAGTGTTCCCTTTCAACTAAGTTATTATGTGGCCGTCATCCCTGGTGGCCTAGTCTTCCTAGCTGGATCCGTGTTCGGTGTATGCATATTCAAGCTCGCACAAGCCAGTTAATCCTCCGGGATCTCCGGGCCGCAAGGCCCGGTGTCTTTACATCCCAGGCCGCAAGTGTTATGGTTCGCAAATTCATAATTGTTTTTCTCCAAAAAACAAATACATTAAGGGAGGTCGCAAGGCCTCCTTTTTTTTGGACTGGGTTTTTATTTGTAGTCATGTGTTATTTGATGTATAATTAATAATCATAATAAAACACGGAGGAAATTATGAATGTTCAAGAAAATTTAGATCCAAAGATCTTGCCAGATTTGGTTAGCCAGGCCGTACCAAAAGAAAAAGCGGCTGATATGTTGTATCAAGCTTTGCGTAAACAAGCAAAGCTCATGGGCATGGATCCAGATACAGAAGTATCAATGACAAAAAAATCTGGTGACTACCCGGAAGAAATAGAAAAAGAAGATATCTGGGTAACTTTCGAGGCCGGTCCCTGGGAATGGGGCGTTGCTTATTCTTTAAGCTCGCACCCGAAAAGCTATGACATGTTTAGCAATCCCAATGCCTGGTATTTAGAATGCTATTATGGCTTTGATGTGATCTTTACTGATTGCTAAGTAAGCTAAACAACAATCAAGCCCGGCTTATGCCGGGTTTTTTTTGGCCCGAGATCCGGGAAAGCTTACGACTGGGTACGCAAAAGCACGCAAGGCCGCACGCAATAGGCCGCAAAAACTGGTGTGGGGGTGTGAAAGGACGCAAAAGGACGCAAAAGTATAGGCAATGAGGGTGGGAGGCTTTGTATTGCCAATAAAGGATCTCATCACCGACACTTTTTTTATCTGTTGTTATCATGTGGGATGTGTAATTGTGTGTTGTTTTTATAGTAAAAGTCTGTATAATTTATAGATATAAACGGAGAAAAATATGACTGAACACACGGCCAAAATACAAAAGCA